TCGCCGGGATCGTCGTCTGCGCCGAGGCGCTGGGCCCGGTGCGGTTCGACGGGTGGCGCAAGAACGGTGACCCGGTCGGCAGGCCGATCCGGTCGCCATTCATCCGGTGCCTGGCCACTGAGGAGTCCCAGGCCGGCAACACGTACGACAACGTCACGTACATGCTCGACCACGCGTCGGAGCATGACCCCGAAGAGTTCGGCGGCGTTGACATCGGCAAGTCCGCCCAGGCGTCGTCGCGGGTGTACCTGCCCGGGTCGGGCGAGATCCGGCCGTCGACGGCGTCGAGCGCGGCGAAGGACGGCGGCAAGGAAACGTTCGCCGTCGCGGATGAGACGCACCTGTACATCGGCCGCGAGCTGCTCGGCATGCACCGCATGGTGTCCCGCAACCTCCGCAAGCGGAAGATCGCTCAGCCGTGGATGCTCGACACCACCACCGCCCCCGAACTCGGCCAGCAGTCGATCGCCGAAATCGTGCTGCGCTGGGCCGAGGACATCCTCGCCGGGAAACGCAAAGGCGACGGGTTCTACTGGAACCACCGCGAAGGCCTCGAGGTCGCCGACTGGTCGAACGACGCCGAGATCCTCGCCGCGCTGCAGGAGGCGTACGGCGACGCCGTCGCCTGGATGAACTTGCCGCTCATCCTGTCCGAGGAGATCCGCGGGCCCGAAGCAACCGAACCGGACTCGCGGCGCTACTGGCTCAACCAGGCCCGCGGCGGCATGAACCGGGCGTTCCATCAGCAGCAGTGGCAGCAGCTCGCGCAACCGAAACGCCGGATCAAGGCGGGCCGGCTCATCACGCTCGGCGTGCAGGGTGCACGGTTCGACGACGCGCTGGCCATCGTGGCCACCGACGTGATCACCGCGCATCAGTGGCCGCTCGGCATCTGGGAGAAACCCGACAACGCCGGCGACGACTACGAGCACCCCGCCCTCGAGGTCGACGAGGTCATGGTCGAGGCGTTCGAGGAGTTCGGCAAGAACATCTGGCGCGTCTACGTCGACCCGCCGCACATCGAGCACCTCCGCGACAAGTGGGCCGGCCGGTGGGGCTCGAAACGAATCATCGACTGGCACACGAACCGTCACCGGCAGATGGCCTACGCGGTTCGGAACTTCCGTGAAGCCCAGGCCGCGGCGGCGATCGTGCAGGCCGCGTCACCGGGCGAGACGACGTGGGGGTTCAGTCACGACGGCGACAAGTTGCTCGAGGCCCACATCGGCCACGCGCTGCGCCAGCCGACGAACGTGAAAGACGAGAAGGGCCGCCCGATGTGGGTCCTGCAGAAAGAGGCGCCGGACTCGCCGCTGTCGATCGCCGGAGCAAAGGCCGCTGTCCTTTCGTACGAAGCGCGGGGCGACGCGATCGCGGCCGGCGCCAAGGCCCGCAAGAAGTCGGAGGCGTTCTTCCTCTGACCAACCGGAGGTAGACGATGCGACCGACTCGAGGAGGCAACTAGTGGCCGACGTCGCCGAAGTCGTCGGCTCCCCGGAGTGGCTGCGTCGCCGCATGGCCGAAGCGCTCGACAAGCAACGCCAACGTGTGCTCCTCCTCGAGCGCTACGCCGACGGTGACCATCCGCTGCCGACGCCGCCGCGCGCGATGAACGAAGACGTGTGGCAGGAAACCAAGCGCGCCTTCCTGTCGCTCAGCCAGCTCGGCCGGACGAACTGGGTGAAGCTCATCTCACGGGCCCCAGCTGAGCGTCTCCGTGTGCGCGGGTTCCGGTTCGGCGACGCGACGACGCCCGACGCCAACGCCAACAAGCTGTGGCAGGAGAACGGCCTCGACGGCGAGTCACCGGTGCTGCATCAGACGGTGTTCGACACTGGGCAGGCGTACTCGCTGGTGTGGCCCGGCGAGAAGGAAGGCACCGCCGACATCACCTACGAGCATCCCGGCCAGATGATCGTCATGTACGAGGCCGGCTCGCGACGCCGGCGGCGGGCCGCGTTCAAACAGTGGATCGACGAGGACGGCCGCTTCTGCTGCAACCTCTACACGCCGAAGTACGTCTACAAGTGGCAGACCCGCAACAAGGTCAACGGCTTCGGGATCGCGCTCGGCTCAGGCGAAGTCGGCTGGATCCCACGCGAAGTGCGCAACGAGCAGTGGCCGCTGCCGAACCCGATGGAGAAGGTCCCGGTCGTCGAGTTCGCAGTGAACACCGGCCTGCGCGCCCGGCCCTACGGCGGCGGCGTGTCGGAGTTCCAGACGGTGCTGTCAATCCAGGACCGCATCAACAAGACGATCTTCGACCGCCTCGTCACCGCCGAGTCCCAGGCGTTCCGCCAGCGCTACACGATCGGGTGGGATCCGCCGATCGACCCGAAGACGAACAAGCCCGACCGGCGCGCCGTGCTCGAGCTGAGCCAGTCGAAGTTCATCACGCTGCCCGGCGGCGAGAAGGACGGCCAGCAGGTCCAGGTCGGCGAGCTCGACCAGGCCGACTTCAAGTCGTTCATCGACGCGGTCGAGAACGACGTCAACGCGATGGCGGCGATCACCCAGACGCCGCCGCACTACCTCCTCGGCGCAATGGTCAACATCGCCGCCGAAGCGTTCGCCGCCGCGGAAGCCGGCCTCGTGTCGAAGACGAAGGGTCACGCCGAAGTCATCGGCGAGGCCCACGAAGAAACGATCCGTCTCGGTCTCAAGGCCGCGAAGCAAGCCGGCTACGACGACCAGCAGTCGGCGACGATCTGGGAAGACATCGAGCGGCGCAGCTGGGCCGAGAAGATCGACGGCCTCATCAAGCTCAAGTCGCTCGGCGTGCCCGAGCACGAGCTGTGGGCGAAGGTCGACGGCGTCACCCCGCAAGACGTCGAGCGGTGGAAGAACGACGCCAGCTCCGGCACCGACGACGAAGCCAAAACGCTGAGCCTCGTCGAGCAGATCCAGAAGATCTACCTCGGCGTTGGCACGGTGATCGACACCGCCGAAGCCCGCGAAATCCTCAACCGAGGCGGAGCGAATCTCACGGGCCCCGGGCCCGCACCAAAGAACGTGGGCGCCCCAGGCGTCCCGGCGTAACACCAACCCACCAACACCAACCCACCAACGCCCTCGGGCGGTAACTCCATCAGGAGGAGCAACACAATGCACAAGCGACTCGGTCAGTTCGTTGGCTGGCAGCCCCAGCTCGAGCAGCAGCACCAAGACGGCGAAGGTGCCGGCGGCGACGCCGGGGCTGGAGGCGGAGCAGCTGGCGGCGATGCGGCCGCAGCGGCCGCGGCCGCCGACGCAGCAGCTCAAGCAGCGGCCGCATCGGCAGCCGGCGGCGCCGGCGGCGACAACAAGGGCGGTGCCGGTGACGGCACTCCGAAGATGTTCACGCAGGAGCAGCTCGAGTACGAACTCGGGCAGCGTCTCAAGCGTGCGAAGTCGGAGCCGCCCGCCGACTACGCCGAGCTGCAGGACAAGGCCAAGAAGTTCGACGACCTTGAGCTCGCCAACAAGACCGAGCTCGAGCAGGAGCGCATCAAGCGTGAGGCGGCCGAGCAGCTCGCTGCAGCCGCCACTGTGAAGACCAACGAGACGCTTCGCCGCGCGGCGGTGATGGCGGAAGCATCAAAGGCGAAAGCCGCTGACGTCGAGGCCGTGTTTGTCGTCCTCAACGGAACCAAGAAGTACGCGGACATGGTGACCATCGACAACGACGGCGAGGTCACCGGCGTCGAGGAGGCCGTCAAGGCGCTCCTGACCGACAAGCCGTATCTCGTCGGCACAACGTCAGCCGGTTCGGCCGACGGTGGAGCTCGCGGCGAAGGCGCCGCCGAGCCCGAAACGCTTGAAGACGCCGTCTTCGCGGAGCTCAAAAAACAGAGCGGTTAGCCGCCCCAAAAGGAGACCAACGAAATGCCTGTATCCCTTGCTCAGGCGGCGCTCAACGCGACCGCCAAGATCGACACCAAGGTCATCGACGAATTCCGCAAGGAATCCGCGATCCTCGACGCCATGGTGTTCGACGACGTCGTCAACCCATCCGGCAACGGGTCGACGCTGACCTACGGCTACACCCGCCTCATCACCCAGCCCACCGCCGACTTCCGCGCCATCAACAGCGAGTACACGCCGAGCGAGGTCACCAAGGCCCGCCTCACCGTGGACCTCAAGGTGCTCGGCGGGTCGTTCCAGATCGACCGCGTCCTCGACGGCATCGCCGCCGGCGCCGAGACCACGCTGCAGATGCAGCAGAAGATCAAGGCGACCAAGACCAAGTTCCAGGACGAGGTCATCAACGGCGACACCGGCGTCGACGCCGACGGCTTCGACGGGCTCGACAAGATCCTCACCGGCACCGACACCGAGATGAACGGTGACCTGTCGATGACCATCGACTGGTCCGACCTCGACTCCGTCGCCGGCGCACCGCAGCGCGCGCTCGACATCGTCGACGAATGGCTCGGCCTCCTCGACGGCAACCCGACCGTCGTGCTCGGCAACAAGACGTCGATCGCCCGCGTCCGCGCCGTCGCACGCCGCGCCGGTCAGTACGTCCGCACCCCGGTCGAAGGTCTGATGGGCTCCGGTGGTCGACCGATCGTGCGCGAGATGTACGGCGACATCCTGTTCCTCGATCCGGGTGAGAAGGCCGGCACCAATCAGCCGATCATCCCGATCTACGACCCGGACAGCTCCGCGTTCACTGTGACGCTCGCCGACGGTGCGGACGGCGGCGTGTTCTCGTTGCTCGTCTCCGTCGACGGCGACGCTGACCAGGAGACCGCCGACGTCGCGTGGAACGTGTCGCTCGCCAACCTCAAGGTTGCGATCGTCGCGCTCAACGACATCGACGTCGCCGACGTCACCGTCACCGGTACGCCGGGCGTGTCGTACACGATCGTGTTCGGCGCCGCGCTCGCCGGCGTCGACATCAACGTCGCGGCCGGCAACCAGACCGTCACCGACGGCGGCGTGCAGGAGAACTTCGCCGT